CCTTGAGCTTGAATGTCTCAGCGCCAATCTTGTCAGCGATAGACTTGGCTTTTGCTTCAGGAGACAACTCTGTAGACCTTGTGAATTTGGCCTCTCCAAACTGAGTTGGTCTACCAAAGTAGTCGCTCTGTCTGTAGTCAACAAATGCCTGCTGAGGCTCTATATTAAGTAGGAATCCGCCAGACCTGTTTACAAACTGCTCGAAGCCTGATGATGCACCACTTCCCTGCTTAGGTATTGGCAATCTCTCGATGCGTCCGTCAGCAAACTTCACAACTAGATTATTTGGCTCTCTACTAATAGAATTAATGTTAGGATTTGCGGCGCGGATAGCGTCAACCGCAATCTCTGCCTCTGCATCACCAACGTATACCTTGCGAAGAAGCTCGATGTTCTCCGCATTCTTTCTTTTCTGTTGGCCAATAGAGAATTGGAACTGGCGGTCAGGTGCATACACTGGCATAGGCGTCTCAATGCGGTCTAGCTGCACTCGCATCTGTGCACGCAAAGCCTCTTCAGCCTTCTTGCGTTGAGCATCTGTAACCTGTGGCATCAGTAAGCCATTGCCATCCTCTACGAGCAATATCTTAGTTGGGTCTGACTTGGCTTCGTCTGCACTCTGAGTAAATGAGTATCCTCCAACATAATCAGACAAGACACTTCCAATGTTGCGAGGAGATGCCATCATTGATTTAATCATGTCGGCCTCTGCCTTTGCATAAGCTGGATTTCTCATCACGTCCTTGATGGCCATGATGTTTCCGCCACGAATAGACTTAACTACCTCACCAAGAGTCTTCACTCGTTGGTTTGTTTCACCAACAACGTCAAACTTATTTACTTGGTCTTTGCGACGAGCGTAAAGCTTATTAACGCTAAGCAGGTCTGAAGGATTGTTGCTTACACTTCCGTCTTCATTGCGCTTGGCAATGTATACACGGCCATCAGCTGGATTTACGTAGATGCCCTTACCTTCCGTAGTCCGGAACGCATCATACATCTCGTTTTGAAAAATCTCCTGAGCAGCAGCCTCACCACTTTGCAAGCGTTTCATCGCATTCTCGTAGTCCTCGGCAAAAGCCTTTGACGCATCGCCTAACTGAGTAACTCCATCCATCAGCACCTGCTTCTTCTTCATGTACTCCGAAGGCTGAAGGCGTCCTGCCTTCATCTCCTTGTTGAGCATGAGTAGATACTGGCGCATGTCGTTGGCGCAATCCATATAGAACTCACTGACCAGCTTAGGCTGGTTGGCGGTGAGGTCGTTGATTGTAGTGACTGCCTCGTTCGTAACTCGGTCAAGCTCATCACGTTGCTCTTGACGCTTGACGCGAACCTCCTCAAGGTCCTTTGATATTTGAGAACCAATAGAGCCCCAATCAACAAAAGCCTGTTGGTCTTTTTCTACAAAACCTAAGTAACTCTTAGCCATTATCTAGTTGGAATCAAGGGCACTTGACCAAGGTTCAGTAAGCTCATTTCATTCTGAAGAGCCCCAAGGTTTGCGCCGATTATGGCATCATCTGTAGTATATCCAAGACCCTGAAGTGAGCCGGGTACATTTCTACCAAACATATTTTGGCGACCAAGCAACGCACCTCTTAACGCTTCTTCTTCGGTTTGCTTGCCGAAACCAAACAGTGGCATTGCTTCAAATGCTCCACCGACAGCTGCTCCAAGTCCAGCTATGCCACCAGTAATTGCCGACCCTCTTGCTTCTGCCGCCTGAGCCGCAGCACGCTGAGCGCCTTGTGCTTCCATTACATCAAGATTGGCCAATCCACCAAGGCGACGTGCCTCGTCCTGAGCCACAGCCATGTCTCTGCGGTAGATATCCTCACCCATCGCCTCGCGCTGCTTTTCTGTAGCCTGCAATCCAGCTGCGCCAATGCGACCTACGCTTGCTGCAAGCTCACGAGCGCCAGACTCACGTGCTGCTTCGGTAAGCTGCATTGACTGAGCGGTGATTTCACGCATGGCATTTTGATACGCCTCAGTAGGTACCTGAACTTCTTCAAGTGGAGCCTGCATTAGCCTAGCTCTAGCTTCAGCAACAGCCTTAGCCGCTTCACGCTCAGCTTCATCCATTGCTTTCTTCTGCGCGGCGGCCTGAGCAAAGCTACCTACGGAGCCAAGAAGCTGTGGCAACACTTTAGTGCCAAGCGTCAAAAGCAACTGTGGGGGAATGGGAATCATATTATTACAAAGATAGTTTAAGGATATGACTTAAATACGCTTGACTCGACATGGAACAACTCAACTGGAGATGTGCTATCATTGGTCAGAGTGAACTCGCAGAAGTAGCCTAGCACTCCGTGTGACTCAGCCTGCTGGTTCTTAACGTAGAAGATAAATGAGCCAACCGAAGGGACTGGTCCAGCGGTGGCGTTGACAGACACGACCTGCCCATTGGAAGACACAGCCGTTACAGCACCAACCAATAGAGGTTGTGGTGACGAGTTGAAGTAGATGGCATCACCAACGCTAATAATTGTACCAATATCGAACCCAAAGTTGATGTTGTAGTTCGTGCCACCCGTATTTGTCACAGATAACGCAGCACCAATGCCATTCGCTGAGCGCATCTTTAGGTTTACTGGCGCAGTGTTCGCGCGAATAAATGCAAACCAGCTTCCTTCTTTTTCTTCAAACCAGCTATCGTCAATCAGTCCAGTCTGTAGGTCGCTAACAAGCGAAGCTGACCACGCGGCATCTGACTCAATCGACAATGTCTTGAATACCTTTACCTCCGTAGGAGAAGCGTTAAGTACTGACGTGATAGAGCATGGGTAGTTGACGCCATAGTACTGCCCGATACTTCCTGTATTGTGTCGGTATAGATTACCTCCACTAAATGAATAGAAGTGGTTATTCATACCGCGCATGTAGTCTGGTACAAATGAGTAAAAGGTTGGGAATCCCTTTACGTCCTCATCATATGCTATGGTGTAATTACTCATGGACAGTTTATTTGCAGTTCAAAGTTACCACCACCAGATATTGGTATTACTTCGACCATCACTCTATTCGGGAACGCAGTTGTTTTGTTGACGTTTAAGAAGCCCGAGCTGGTCACCGGACCGCTAGCCACCTGAACCCCATTGAACGTCGCTCTGAAGTTGATAGAACCGGCGATGAGACCAATCGTATATGCCAACTGGATGTTGCCAGTCTGCATTCCAGCGTCAATGTAGAATACTTTCGGCTCGGTCGTCACGCTTGAGTCAATAAACGTGCCGCATGAAACCACAATTTCAGGAGACTCAACATCTTCGTCTTTAATGGCCAATATGTACTGGTCCATGAACGGGTCGTACGCACCAAGCTTCTGTTTGTCCGTGGTCTCAATAAATCTATCGCGGAACCACGATGCCATACCATACTCAGATATCACCTCCATCTGGTCGTTGCTGTAGCTCGAACCAGTAATCTTAAGAACCGCGCCACGCTTGGCATCAGTGAAGTACTTGTCATATCCGTATGAGGCAAAGCTCTCCGGGTTCAGTCCAATGCCATAATCCTCAAGGCGAGCAATCTGCGTTCCGAGTACCTCTGGCACTGAAGTGATTGAACCGCCAGCAGCAGCGTCAGACAGCAAGTTCTTGCCGGCTAGTACATAGGATATCTTGTCCTCTTGCAGTGTTAGTACATCCGTCTGTCGGCCAAACAACACTTGTATCGAGCCAAAAATTTGTTCGATGTCCTTATAGTTTGCCAAGGCCAAATTAAACTCATTGAGTTTGTTAATGTTACTCTGCTCCCTGTAAACACCGCTGTACGTTATAGACGCGAATCTTCTAGCCTCTTTGTAATCTTCATTAGCCACTGCGCTAAATCTGTTTCCAATCACTAGCGAGCGAGATGTGATTCCATCGTTAACCTTGTAGCCCTCAACACCATTACCAAAGCAGAAGCAGTTGTAGAAGTTGAGGTTTACTATCGCTGGCTGCAGCGCAGTTTGGTTTTGAACATTGCCAAAGTGGTATCCGTTGACAATCTGGAAACTCTGTGAGCCCTCATAGTAAATGCCATCATTGACCTCATCTGGTTGAGTCTCAAATACAACAAAATTGTTTTGACTTCCTGACACCGAGAAGTTGCTTGGATTGATTCTCATATAAAGGCCAGCCGTAGCGCCCGCTATGAATCCAGTGGCTTGAGATTGAATATCAAGAACGTCAACCTGAATCAAAGTAGACAGCGCAGATACCGTATCAGTTTTAACCACGAGCCTACTCCCAATCTGAGGAATCAATTGATTTTGTCCCTCAAGCTTAAACCAATAGTCTCCATTTAAGGATGCATTCGTGTAGAATTCACTACTATAGATAATGTTGTATGCCCCTTTGGATGGCTTGACCACAAACTTGTATCTGCTAGCCCAGCTTGGCGCTATATTATTTATAGTAGTCTTTATGTAGTTGCGTGTGTCTGAGGCACCAGCATCAAAGAACGTGGAGTTTGTCTCGCAAATGAGCGCAGTGGTGTTTCTACCAAAGTCATCCATGTATACAATACCAACTTCATACCCCCTATTGCTGTGCAAGCTGTTCTTGTATCCATCAGCCTGAATGTATTCAATAACAACAGAGTCAATGCTATAGTATTGAACGATGTATCTAGTGTACGGTGCGGTATCGTTACTCCGAACAAACTGAACCGCCGGGAACTGAAGCGATATGATGTCACTACCAACTGTTGACTCACTAAGTATAGGCGTTCCGGTAGCAGCCACCCCGTACTCGTACTTTACCCATTGTCCAGATGGAGATGGGGCTGTATCTATTGGAGTAGGGAATGCGCAAACAAACAGGTCCGTCCACGTAGAGCCATTGCACACATTGTTTGCTGGCTGTATGTTGAGTGCTGTTCCTATTGTGTTTTGGAAGTGTGCAGAATTCCAAAAGTCGTAAGCCGTTGCGTAGTTGGCATCAGCGGCAATACTAAGTCTGAGATTCTGGAAGTTTGGCGGTAAAAGAGTTACCGACGTGGCTACTGTTTTTGTTGATGATATATCAAAGTTGAAGTTCATAGTAAGAACATCACCCTCGCTTATCTGAACATCAGCAAAATCAAGATTTATTACCGACGTTGGGTTTAAAACAGGTGTCTCGAAGTATGGCTCAAGCAGCGTAGACGTGGTCGTATCTGCAACTTGGTCCTGCGCCAGCGGCTCACTGACTGCTTCAGTCACGTAATCAATCAATATGGGTTGATTAGTACTAGACGTGATGTCATAACCGTCAACATAGTTACCGAACATAATTCGGTTACCCATCAATGTTTGAGCTCTAGCCTTTCTCGGCACATTGTCATACACGCGCAACAACTCACTCTCGGGTAGTGTGGTGTATATCTTGTTCGACGAGAACTTAACCGATACATCAATGTAATCAGTCCAGCCTTGGTCATATTTATCAAACTTCTCAATTACGTTTATTACGTTTGAGTCGTTTAATTTGAAGCACAAGTCAATGCCAACGACGTTACTACTGCCCGTATTGAACGATACGTCTACAGCGTTAAATACGCTCGTCATGCCACTGTTCGTGAACGTGTCCTCACTCAGATTAAACTCACTTGGAATAAATGCGGCATTGGAAAATTGAGATAGCGCACTGTATTCGCCATCCATATACTTGTACCTGTAGGCGAAACAAACAAATCTAGTGTCAATGTAGTTTTCAAACCCAGAGGCATTAGTCAATAATGCTGTTGGAGCCGACACAGGAGGAGCTTGAATCAATGCAATGTCAGCCTCAGTGATGGCATCGTTACCAAGTAATGGTACTGGATATGAGCGGTTTACGTTTATCTTTCTCGGCTGATTATAGTTATCGGTCCAGATAAGCAGGTCGTCAATAATGTTGACACCAGTAATTAGGTACTGAGGATTGAAGTTCAAGACACTCAATGATACCACGTGATATGTGAGTGCCTCAATCTTCTCGTTGTATGATACAATCATATCCACACCATTTGACGGAGCGTGGACAAACCAATACATTATGCCCTTAGGCTCATTGGCTATGGCACCAATGCATATGGCATTAGCAAGGGTCTCACCATCGTATTCAAGCGTAGTCAGCTGAGTGTTGCCCTGCACATTATGAACAGAGCCAACATTAGTGCCCTCTACTGAAGACACCTCAATGTTCAGTGCGTCCCGGTATTCTCCCGGAGGCATGAGTCTCTCGTCGAGACTCTTATTCATTCGACCCCTGAGGAAGTTGTTCTGTATGTTCATATTACTTCAGCCACTTATCCTGACCGCGCAAGTTCATGAGCAGGCGACCCGGGTGCATGTTGCTAATACGGATTTTTGCGTTGCGGAGCAGCGCAGTTTTCTCTTTTCTCGCTCTGTTCACGATGTACTCCTGAACGCCAAACTTAGATGACAGGATAGCGTAGCGAATGTATGCGTACACGTAGTCCTCAAATAACTTGTTGACCGTAATCAGCGACGCATCACCACCCTCCATGCCATCTGCCACATACTCTAAGATGCAGAGCTTGTCCATCATCTCAGAGCTGAAGTTAATAACGCCAGTCTTCTTGTCGATACGGAACGTAGGATTGCGGTTGGCCGTCTCGGTGTTTAACCCAAAGCGAGCACCAATGCTGTATTCAAAGTACCACGTGCCGTCGTAGTTCCATCCTGCCTGTCCGTTGAACTGGCTTCCCGGATTCATGTAGATTCTCTTTTGAGCACCAGTGATTCGGTCGTAGTCAAGCCCAGAGTATTGTGGTCTCAGAATGTTTCCGTTCTGGTCAAACAAAATCCTACCAGAGTTGTCCTGCAAGTAAGCCTCAGCACTATTGACCTGAATGTTCTCAGTCAACGGGAATATGTATCCATCGCTGTACATCGAGATGCGCACCCAGTTAACATAATCACTCGGAAGCACGAAGCGAAGCTGGTTATCGACGCTAAGCTCTAGCACCTTAACCTCTTTGAACGCATCGTAGTTCAGCTCCTGTATGGCACGCTTAGCGTGGAACAGGACCTGATACCGGTTGGCGTTGTTGACGAGCTCGTGGTTGCCTGCGTAAATCAACATGAAATTGTTGACGATGTCCGCAAGGCTAACGTACTGATACGAGCCCCAGTTGACGTCCTCTGGCGTGTTGCCAGCGTTCGTATAGTATTGAAACTGAGTTATGTATGCCATGTCTATTATTCGCTTGCGTCTTCTTTCTGCTCTTCTCTATCGCCAAAGGTGTATATGTCACCCTCGCGAACTGATATGCCAGCGTACTGCAAGATAAGGTTTACAAGTTCTGGTTCGTCAGTAACCGGTAGCTCAAAGTCTTGGTAGTCAACGGCCGACTGGTTGAACATAGGCTCTCCATTTGACAGGCTGACGTACGTCCACTTGGGGTCCTCTGGGTATCTGATGTAAAACGCAGATACGTCGCTAACACCCGTGATTGTAGTCGGGAATATGTCAATGTTATTGCCACGCTGAACATACAGCGGGAATGCGGCAGTGGGAGACATGAGCGTCGATGACAT